CTTTTTCATTTCGCCAGCATTTGCACGAAAAGGAGGTTGCACCTTCCGAGCACCCCTGCTCCATCTCCAATCAAGTCCATAAAGGAATTGTTGCAGACTTGCCACTGCGTGTCCATTGTTGTGATACGTTGCGCGCACATGCGCGTCTCGCACCATAATCAGACCGCATTCATAACAAGGAGGTTCTGCATCAGGAAATGATGGAGGAGGGGTTTCCGGTCGGTTTGGTCGGTTTGCGGCTTGCGCCGCAGATGGTGGTAAAAGTAGCAGGCGAGGTATGGTTTCACCTGCATTCGGCTGGAGCGGCTCTGGTTCCACAATAGGTTCCAAGGCTGCGCCAGGTGCATCCGGAACAACAACAAAATCAATTTCATCAATCTCACCTTTAAGGCGATATTTGAGACATTTCAGATCGTGTTGGTGCCCAGGATGTGTTCGGCAGACAACCGTTTGCATGATATATCTATCAAAACGCTTGCCTGCAAATTGGTTGTAGAAACGCGGATTTGCAAATACAACAAAAAGTGCTTGCACACCTTTATCAACGACAGCTCGTGTTTGCTCACTGTCAGGCCAGTCAATAGCTAACAATAACAATTCCAATCCAGCGATAACACTGGGATTTAAATTGGATGTTTGCTTGACTAGTTGTTGTAATTGGGATCGCAGAGCATTTCTAAATTCTGCGATCACACTGTGGAAGTCTCTTTGCTCCCCACTCGTATTTAAACCAGAGTGGGTGTCCACAGCAGCCGTTATTTGTTCCTGGCCGGCAGCCAGATTTTGGTTGGTTTGGTTTGTGGTTTGTTGAGTTGAATTATCCATAGTAAAAACACTACCGATATGAGAGTGCAGTGGTACACAAATCTCGAAGCTGCGATAGCCGCGAGTACTCATTCGGTTGAGATTCGTTCTTACAAAGCATGTTTTATCGTTCCAGTACTAAGAGCGCAAGAGCGCACATGTATCTACTTTAAATAGGACGTCTTCTATGCTATCTCAATATAGCGGAAGAAGGGTCTCCTATAAAGCATAAATACAAGGCGGGTAACGTCATCTGTTTCCGTCTATAAAACACGCTAAAAGATCCAATTCCTATACCAAGGCTGTCATAATACCACATTATGATGAGGCCAGAGGCTAGGTTAACCATAAAACGATGTTTCCATCGAGTTCATTGGGGCTATACGTATACTATATACAATACATTGATCCATACAATGCAGAGTAACAGTAATACCAGGGAGCGGGTTTCACATGCAGGAGTTCACGGACCTGCTTCAGATTCATACGTCACCGGAGGGGCGACAATAAATCGGAAGGCGATATCGTTTCCTACTGCATGATAAGCGGTAATGCGCACTCGGTTTTCACCGAAAACGCCATCGGTAGCGGAGGCTTGCAACTGCACATAGCCAGGGGTGTAAATCCCAGCATCATATGCGGTCGCAACAGGGTCTTCTTGGGTCAAAAGTTGTGTATATGGAGAGTAAAACGGAAGTTCAACTTCCACACTCGAATCTTGTGAGTTGTTTGTAATATATGCAGGATAAGCAGAAAGATCAGCCGTTGCCGGCGGATTAAAGCCATTTGATGTAAAAGCATACGACGCAATCATTTGCAAGTCTTTAGTCCGGTCGGTGAAAGGTATAAATTTCCACCGAATTGATCCAGTCCAAAAAGCATACAAACGACACACAAGCGTCGCAAAAGAGTGAGCGGAATTTGGTTTATTAGTAAAGAAATTTGCAGCATAATACAGGTCCGGGTGTGAGCCGAACGCAGATACAGCGGTAACAAGGCCGGCACGATTAGGGTCGGCTGACATCGCTATATTAGTATCATATCTGCAAAAACGACGCGCGAGATCTCGCACATCATTTATCTCTTCACCAAAATATTCAGGTGTCTCAACGCTTTTGGCGCCTTTGACAAGATAGTTGGTTTGTTGTGGTTCTCTTAAGACTACATCAGACTTCTCACCAGCATTCGCTTTGAATGGTGGCGGAGTTGGAAAGTCTTCTAAGAAACGTGTCGTGGGTCGGATCCGAGGTCCGTAAAAACGGAAATCGGGCCCTGCAGACACGTAAACATTGACCATGATATCAGAAGGAATTGTCTCAGTAACAGCTAGTGGATCTAGCACTAACAGTGTGAGCTGTCCAAGAACATCATAATCATGAAGAGAACCTGAGGTTTGGTACGGAACATTTCTCTTTCTCGGAGTTGAAGCAACATAAGGAATAGTAATAGTACATTCCTTATGTTGTTCCAAGTCGAAAACGAAAAACGGGTTGTTTGAATAGTCAGTGCACGTAACACCAACACCAGGAAGGGGAAGAGTTAACTGATTCGGTTCAAAAGCTATTAAAAATCTACCAACATGAAAATTTGTTGAAGCAACTTCAAACGTAAACGTTAGGCTGCCTCTCCAATATTCAAACAT